GAAATCTGCTAAAACTTTCATCATACGAGTCATAAGCAAACAAGCACTAACCAAGTCGTCGTGCTGTCCAGGTTTAGCACTATAGCTCATTCCTGAAGCGACAAAGTCCTTTAGTTCTGTGATTAAAAGTTTTGAGTTTATCTTCATTTTGTCATTTTCGACCAATTCTTTGAATTTTGTACACGCATCTATTTTGTGTTTGGCAGTTGTGTTGAAGCCTCTTCTGAACTTACGTCTGTGTCCTTTTCTAATCGGCTCTGACAGGAACATACCCATTATGTTTTCCTCACCTATGTCCATTACCCTCATCAGTGCCGCTTCTCCGATAGAGTTGTTTTCCATCGAATAAAATATCTGTGGAGTTGCTGAGGCATCTTTTTCCATTATTGTGTCATGTATGTGTTTGTTAATTCCTTGCAGTATTCTAACCTGTTGATTCATTGGTGTTTGATTGTGTTGCCACTCAGCCACTTGTTCGAATGTTGGTAATTCAAAAACTTGTATAGCGGCAAAGTCTCCTCCTGTACCCATGCTAGGATCTAGCGAAACCATGTATGTGTGTCCTGGTGTTGGTCTTTTGAACCAACGCACTTGTCCAGTTGTTTCAACTGGTGGCACACCTTCCATGTCAGCCAATACTAGACTTGATATTAAGGTCTCGTCAAAGATCAAGAATTCACACTCGTGTTCCCTTCTGAATCTTTCTTCGCCTATTCTGGCTCTTTCTGCCTCTGCCCATTCCTCATCTCTTTCTGGATGTTCGTTCCAGTGTGCCTTCATGGCATAGAAACCATTTGTTCCTACGATTTTATCATTTCCATATTCATCAAATCTTTTATTGGCTTCTTTCCATATCATTGCAAACTGGTCTTCGTCACTGTTAGGTGTGGAAGTAATCAAACATTTTCCTCCAGTTGACAATGTTGGAGATAGTGAAGTCCAAAATTCTTTTGCTTTCTCTGGTGGTTGCACGAACGCAAACTCATCACAATATATTAGTGTAAGTGACATACCCCGTCCTGTGTTTTCTGTTGTTGTGGTTGCCATAATTTTAGACCCATTATCAAACTCTATACTGTTTCTATTGTACTGGGTGACACCTGCTTTGATCCAACTGGGCAACATCTCATAAGCATAACGCACCCTTGACATTATGTCTGATGCACCTGCGTATTTGTGTGCGGCGATTAGTATTTGAGAATCTGGTTTGAACATGGCATACCATATAAGGTAACCTGATGCACAGGTTGTTTTTCCTGTCTGTCTAGGTAGCATCGATATTGAAAACCTGTGGTTGTTATATGCATCTACCAATCTTTCTTGATAAGGATAAGGCTTGAATCTCATCTCACCTTTGGTTGGATGTTGAATCTTCATGAAAGTTTTCATAAAGAATAATGGACCAGTTTTTTCATCCATACACTTTTCAAGTTGTTCAACTTGCTCTTTAGTGTATTTGTGTTTCTTATGCGCCTTTTTAATTTGGTCGCTATCTAATGATACATACGCCATAGTGTAGTATT